GTTGTCCGCACCGTGTCGCGGCGTAGTGCCCCCCCCCCCCCCCCCCGACAGTTGCGCCGGGGGACATAGAAAGAAAGAGAGAACAAACAATGGCCACAATTAAAGCTTACATGCAGTTCCCCACCAGGCTAGCCGACGGCACGGTTATTCTCAATGATCCCGACGGCCCCGCCTTCCTTAAGAACAACATTATCTCTAGCGTCATGCCTACTACTGGTGCGCTTGCGGGAGTGGAGGTAGTCACTAAGCACACCAAGGCTACCCCTACCCGCGCCATTGAGGTTGGCTACGGTCAGCGCGCCCTAGTTCCGCTTGTCACCGCGTGGGCACTACCTGAACTACGTGACCGCGTCCTTGTCCCCGGCCCCGTTGCAGACCGTGGCAGATCGGGCATTATCTACAAGGGACTTGCGCACTTCAAGGGCGGCGCAAACATGGCGTTCGGCGGCAAGGCCGCTAACATCACGTTTGATCCTGAGGGTGTGAATGAGATTGTTAATCTCACGCCCCACGCTGTCACTTTCAAGCGTGGCAACATGTCTGACCTAACCGTTGAGTCGTCCGGCTCGGCGCGTGTTGAAGAGGTGTTCTCGGGTGAACCAGTAGAGACTGTAGACGGCGTTCCCGTCTATGACTTGTCCTACATCGGTAGGATCATTGGTCTACCGGCCCCGGTTCCTGGCCGTGTCTACATTGTTTCCAAGATTACGGCGCAAGCATTACTTGCTCTCGGCATTGAACGTGGTGACGTCGTGTCGCCGATTTTTATTCCCGCTCTCGGTGGCGCGCTGTCTGTCACCTTCCACATTTAAGGAGTAACCGGTGAGGAACCTATCGACACGGACACTAGCCAGTATTACCGCCGGGCTGTTCGGCCTGAAAGCAGTGATCCAAGAAACAAAAGGCATTCACCCTGCCAAGCGTGGAACCCTATTGCGGGTTATGAAAGGGGTGCAAGACTACGCCGGTTGGTTAGCTGGTGTGGAAGAGGCCCCAACCCCGGCTAGCGAGGTAGCCGACGCCAAAGAGTGCCTAGACGCCCTGGCTTTGCTAATGAACCTGGCAGGGGAAGACCCCGAAAACATTGCGGCGGTATTTGCGCAAATGGTTGCTAAGCCGCTTGTCCCACGACTATTGAAAATGGTCGAAACTGAATCTAGCCCGATTGAAAGGATAAACAAATGAGCGCCCTAACCTGGAAAGAGATTGAATACGAACTATTGGCTGTCGCGGACGCTATCGAACAGACGCCGGGCGTCTCTAAGCGTGCGGCTTCACGTTGGCGACAAGCTAGCCATGCTTTGTGCCACTACTCAGAACTACATGTCTACAGTATGCATTTCTCAGAGGGCGATTCTTTACTAATAGCATATGACGAAACGTCATATGGCGTATTGCAAGGTTTGTTGAACGCTTTGCCGCCCACCCTTAGCGATCCCGGAAAAATTGCTCACAGCGCTTTTCGCAAGGTGATCGAGCGCGTTATTGAAGATTCAGCATTATTGCGGCACGGGAACCTATCTATCCTGATAGACGGCGTTCGCACTGTAGTTCCTGTCGAGTCCGTATATATCGAGTATGAAAACAAAAGCGGCAAAGCACCTGAGCCGGCATTGTCCAAGGCGGCGGACGTTATCGAGAAAGAAAGTAACGGGAAATGGATGAAGGAAAGCTGAATCAGCTTGAAGAATCAGGGGCGCTTCTGTCAGACTGCGAGCCTGAAACACCCCAAGGGGAAGAATACGTTTCGATGCTAGGCCGTATTGAGCGTGACTTAAATGGCCTAGTGGGAGACAAGCTTAAAGCCCACCAAATGCTTTTTGCTGAGGACAGGCTTTTTAATATTAGGCTAGGGCTAGCAAGGGGTGCCCTTGAGTCGGGATCAGATTCGCTCACTAACGCTATTTACGCTTACGGGCAGGCATGCGCCTTAGTGGGTATGGCCTCAGTTTTGGGTGATTTGGAACTTATCAGGGCAACCCAGAGGTTGGGTAGGTCTCTAGGTGCCCGCGTTGAAGTATTGCTGCTTGACAGCGGCGCCCAAGCCGTCGCAGAATTTCTACATGGGGAGGAACAAGAATGAAGCCAGACAAAAACTATACCGACGCGGTTAACTCGCTAGCTAGCCGTATCGTAGATGTGAGCAAGCGTAAGATTGGGAGTAAACAAATATCTTTTACTGACGGCATGTTTATTTGTGCTGAAGTGTCCCAAGCTTCGCAAAATATTATGGCGTCCCCTACATCGAGTGTCGCCCACATTTACGCCTGCTCCTGTGCGAACATCGCCCTTGGGATGGCTATAACTTTAGACGATAAAGAACTTATCGCTGACACGCGAACACTTAAAGATATTCTAGAGTTACATTTCAGAAAGATGCTATTCGAAAAGGAAGAGTTGACTAATGGTTAAGAATGTGTTGTTTAAGCGTGAGCGCGCCCAGTTGGAAGCGAGTATTGCCCTTGTTAAGGCGAGCCTTAAGGGTAACGGCCTTAACCCTGTTGGGTTTAAAATTGCCACCGGGTATGCTGACTCGCTAAAGGGGCTACTGTTCATGAAAGAATTGAACGCGTCTAGGAGGGCCTACGCCCTTAACCTGGCTTGGTTCCTTGCCGGGGCGGCGGTCATGTCCAACGATGCACCCACCATTGAGGCGGCTTACCGTGTGCTTAGCTATGTTGAAAAGCGGCTGTCGTAAAACAAGGATAAGGAGAATAGGAACAATGGGAACTGATGTCTACGTCGTTGACTCTAGGGAAATGAAACCCTGGTACGAACTGTTGCCTAACAAAATCAAGAAAGTGTTGGAAAACCCAGGGCCTCGCGATAGGTTGCTAGTCTGTGTGGCAGAGGATATTTGCGGGGCGGATAACGGTGAGCGAGAGTTTTTTAATAACATTAGTGGCGTTGAGTATACAAGCTCGTGCGACTTTAACCCGAAAGACTACGACGAACTAAGCCTCAGCGAGCCCGAAAAGTTCTTTGAGACTCACGCGACTTCTATCTATTGCTACGACATTCCAGAAATGGCTATTACCAAAAGGTCTACGTTCGCCTTTTATAACAAGGTGGCTAAGGGGTTGGCGACACTTCAGATCACCAATAGGCATTTCCTTATCTGTGTCTCCCAGGAATTTGGGGCTCATGTCATGTTTTTAACTAACTGTAGCGTGGTTGCGTCCACCCTTAACGAAACCGCCCCAAAGACTACTGCCCAGCCCATATTCCAGCCCAAGCCGCTGGAATGGTTAACCGGTGAACAGTACGAAATTCTTGCGCTGCGTTTAGAGTTGTTGCGGCGCGATTATGAGGAATGGTGCGACGTCGAATGTTTGAGCTACGAAAGGGAACTGTTCGGAAATTCCGAAAAGTTCATTACCGCGTGTCATGACGGAACGCTACTAGACAGCGCCTCGAACCCTTTGGAGTATAAGGTTTTGCGGTCGTGGTATCAGAATATTTTAAGTTTGCAAGGGTTAGGTTATCTGTGCGGTTATTCAGGTAAGGCTGAGAAAATTCTGAACATGCTTAAGCCTTACCTTGACGCCGTGTACGACCTGCCCTTACCGGTAAAGGAAGATTCAGACAATGAGTGAGGAAAAGATGTTTGTTGATCCGTCTAAGCAAGCCCTGCTTGGGTTGGGTATTATGGATGAAACGCCGCTTGAAACCATTGAGCGTGTATTCACCAGCAAGAACAATGAATACGGCAATAGTTGGTGCAAGCGCGGTGAGCTTGCGTTTGTGGCCAGCATGGCGCGCAAAGTAGATAGGCTAGAGACCTGCACGCCGGGCACCGTGGGCGCGTTTGATACTAAACTCGATCTGGCCGTCTACATGGCTTTATATAACGTTCTATTGGCTCAACGGGGCGGCGATACTACCCCCGTTCGTGCCTTGTTTGCGAAGTTACTGCGCGACGCCGCCGGCCCGGATAACAAGTACCTTTTGTGGTTGAATTTGCCGCTTATTAGGGAAATTGAAAACGCCTACAGTGTCTTTTTTGAAGATAGCCTTTTTGAAACTTTGCGGCGTCAGCCGCGACTTTTTGGAGAGCGCGTAGTAGACCCAAGTATAGAGTTTGTGGAATGGCCTTGTGAAGAGAACAAAGCCCTCGCATTGACGGCATTAGAGCAAGCTTGGGCGTTGTATTACCGCGAACATTCCTACATCAAGGCTTTATGTGGGTAGTGCCACAGCCATAAATGTTGTTTACACACCAATAGGGACATAGGATACAAACATGAAACACATCAATCAAGCCGAAATTGTGGCATTAAACCTATCTGTTTGCGCGCCCACCTACAGCAAGGAATGGGGGTCGGGTGTAGGCTCGGGCTCCATTAACCCGTTAGCTAACGTTAGTGACGATCTGCGGGAAGTCGCCGCCGGTCGGCGCACGCTAGATGCGGACATTATGATTAGGGCGCTTCGCGGCTTTGCAAAGACCATCCCGTTCATGTTTGCTGAGGGCGACAACATTCCCGGACCTTACAAGCTGCTATGGGATGTGCGCGAACTAGCGGACAACCTAACCGTAGCTGAAATGCGTGAGCTACAACGCCCCATCCGTGACGGTAGCAAAAAAATGCACTGCACATACTGCAAGGTAGGGTCACAGCCAGTAACGTTGACCGTTCACACCGGCGCAAACACTCGAACAACCATTGACTATGACGCCATCCGTTGGGAGTGGCGCGGAATTAAGCAAGCCACGCCTAACTATATGCAAGCCCTAGAGGCGACGCTAGCAAAAAACTATAACATCGAGTCTTGCACTTACCGGGACATACTGCATATCCTACGGCCCGATGTCAACGGCGAACAATTCCGTGAGATTCAGCGCCCATTCATTGAGGCCGCGTTCATCTCCAAAAAACTAGAATGGGATGCTAGGGAAAACTAATGCTGTACTCTATTGAGGAAATTAACCAAGCCCTACTCGCTACCTATACCTTGCACGTGCAAGAAACCACGGGGCCAGTAGATGCGAACGTTATCGGTCACCTTGGCAATATCATTCACTATGTGAACTCGTTTGAGTGCGCGGCGTGTGTTGTAGATCGATACAGCGCCTTCAGGTCTGATATCGTTAGCAACCTGCAAGATGCCCTAGACTCTCTGAAGTCGCTGTCAGAGATTCTAGGGGAAAAACACCGCCTAGTGCGTACTGCTGCCCTAGCTATCGGGGCGGCGCAAGATCAAGACTGCAACGACATGACGCTAGGCTATGATGAATTTTTCAACATTGAGGTAGACGAAACCGGCAATGTTGTTTCTGTCGCTAATGGAACCGCCAAGGTTCTTTTTGCGCTTGAATACCGGCTGTCAAAGTATGGTCGGTGGGATGCCCAACTGACCTGGCTTGGCGCGTACGCTAAACCGGTTAAAGGCAACATTACCCTGGTAGACATTGCCAACCTGCTTTGCGAACCGGACGGCCCAGAGCTGTTCTTCAAGTCCTATAAGGCCGCTGAGCAAATCATGGAAATGCTAGAGCCATTCGAAACCAAAGCGTTAGAGCCACTATCAAAGCTAAGCTAGACTAAGCCGGTTTAGTCCGTCTGCGATAGCATCCGCGAACGCGTCACGCGGCGCCCCGATAGGATGAATCATGTCGGGGCGCCCACCTGTAGGGTTACACGTAGCGGTGCTGTCCATGAACTTAGCGGCGTAGCCGTCATTCCTTAACCCGAACCACTCAGGTGAGAAAGCCCGGAAGTCAACCCACGTGCTATATAGTGTGTCGTCAGCTTTGAGCTGGTTGTCAGCGTCGATCAGGCGCTTGTTTAGCTCAACGTTTTCTTGAGCTGTAGCCTTGTCGCCGCGCGGGATAGTCCCACACATGACGATATAGTCCCATTTTTGAGAGGCGCGGCGGGCCGCGATGTAGGCTTTAGCGTCGGCCACGGTTTTAGCCACCGTGGCACCCTCAACAAAAATAGAGTTAGTGGTCTCACCGGTCACAAGAATATTCTTTTTACCGGAACGCCAAAGCCCCTGCACGTCAGCCGCGTTTTTAGTCATGTCAGCCCAGGTTTGGCCGGGGATAGCACAGTTGCCGACGTTAGCGCCGGTAGACTGGATCAGGTTTTTAAAGCCTGCAACATCTTGAATGCCGGGCGCAACCCAACGCGCGAACAGTGAGTTAGCGTCAACAACAATATTGTAGGTTTCGTCGAAACCCGCCGACCTGGCAGGGCCATTAGGCTTGTTAGCTAGCCCCGCCAGGATCATTGCCAGTAGTTCGTAGCTGCCGTTCATTACGCAAACTCCCCGGTAGCTTTCCAGTCCTTGATAGTCAGGTTGGCCCAGCTATCAATTCGGCTATAGAGCGCTTTCTCGTTGGCTCCAAGCGGCTGTGGCTTTAGAGTGCCTAGCATGGTCCAGGTGTCCTTGCCCGCCTGTTTCAGGTAGTAGGTGCAGTTTGTACCGTCATACTTGAAGCGCAGGGAATCGCCAACCGTGGCCTTGATTCCGGTGTTACTGACGGTCACACCGTTGCCGCTCAGCTCATAGACCATGTTTGGGTTAATGGAGAGTGACATGAGCTTCCCGTTATAGGGGGAGCCAAACAAGCCGAAAACGTATTGACCGCTATCGCTTGTGATAGTTGCTTCAGCTACAAGGGGCGCGCCTAGTTTAAACTGTGTGCGCCCGGTCTGCGAAAGTGGCCCGCTCTTAGTCTTGGCTTTCTCAGTTTCTGAGGCTTCCTCAGTGTAGGCCCACCAGTCGCCAGCGTTGCTTTTGCTGTCTGGCAACAAGGCTTGCACGTTGTGAGTTAGATTAATGGTAAGCCCGTCAGCGCTGGAGCCAGTAACATTATTGACTACCAATTTGTAGCCGCTTTTTTCGGCGGACCAGCCATTATCAACTAGTTTTGGGATAATTGACTTCATTGGGGGCAGGGTAGACAGTAGTTCGCTAAGATCGTCCAGGTCACCGGCGCTATATCCTTGGTAGCCAGACCCGGTCTTGATGAACACCAAATACACCACAGAGCCGGCCTTGTTAGTTAGCTCAGGCGGGGCAGGAACCCAAGTAACATTAGCCGGGTGGGTTAGGTCCACAATACCCGGCTTAGACTTGGTTAAAATAACGGTCTGCACGTTAGCGGCGGGCGCAAGGGAATACGTGTGGGTGTCGCTAATGTCAATGGTTTGTTCATTGCTGCCCATAGCCCCGGACTTGAGGGCGTCCAGCTTCCGGTTAAGTTCGTCCAACTGCTCCTTGGTTAGCGAACCGGGGTCACCCTTGGGTCCGGGTAAGCCCTGTTCGCCCTGTGCGCCCTGTGGGCCTTGCGGGCCAGGATCACCTTTAGGGCCGCGTTCGCCAGGGTCACCCTTGGGACCCGGCGCGCCACTGCCAGACGTGGGAATAGAGTTGCGGACGGCGACAATATCTTCAGCGTTTTTCCTGGCCAGGGCCTCAACCTCACTAGCCTTATTCAAAGCAGAGTCGGCCTTACCTGAAACAGTTTCTACCGTTCCACTTAAAGTTTCTGCCTTAAGGGTTGCCTGCTCGGCTTTGCTGGTTGCGGCCTCAGCCTTACTTGCCGCCGACGTGACCGCCTGATTAAGTGCTGGTAGCTGCGTTGCTACATTATCCAGGGCCGCTAGCTTGCTTAAAATGTCAGGTGGGATAGACACGTTTTCGTCACCGCTATTCTGTAAATTGTTCAGGTCATAGACGCCGCCCTGTTTCAGGAAAACGTCAAACTCAAGCACTTCACTAAGTGTTTCAACAAGCACATGGTAAGCCCACTTGCTGCTTGGGGTTACACCCGGGCCTAACCCCACTAAGTCAATGTAGGGGTTGCCTTTACTGTCACCAATTGCCCCACTGTCGTTAATGTAGGCGGTTTCGCTACCGCCAAAGAAAACAGCCCCATTGTCTGTTTTGGCTACACCCTCAACAGTGGGGGTGAAAGTGATTCGGCCCCGGCGGCCCTGCAAGCCGGGGTTTGCAAAACGGCCAATTACGCGGGCATAGGGTGCCGCCGGGGCTTCAATCATTCTTCCTTTTCCTTATCTTCCTCAAGCTTTTCGATTCGCTCAAACAGTCTTGCGTGTGTAGAGTGACTGTTGCCTTGCGTTGCCGCTAGACGTTCGTCTAGCGTGGCTATTCTTCGATCTATTGTGCCCATGCGGTCGGCCAGCTCAGAAAATCGTTCAGCGTTTTTTAAATCCGCCCTATCAGTACGCGCTTCATTTTCCTTGTTAAGCTCAGTAATCATATCCATCACCGCCGCTTGCATTTCAGCAACCTGCGTCACATCGTCACGTAAGTTGGTTGAATGGTGGTTGGTCACCTGTTCGCGCGTATCTTCAATGGCCGCTTGCATATGGCTGATTTGCGCGGCTTGCCTTTTGTTTCGCCGCCTACCCAAGTAACCAGTGACACCGGTTACTGTTAACGCTGAGACAAACGCGGTTAGCAGCGTTGCTAGCGCGTTAATTCCCTCGGCTGAGTTGATCGGGGCGAGAGGGGCGGCGGCTAAAGGGATCAACACCGCCCCTAATGCACCAACCAACATTGTTAGCCCTCGCTGTTCTCTGAAACCTCGGGGGTTTCCGTTCCCTGCCTATGCTTAGGGAGGATAGGCTTAGTGAACGGCGTGTGCCAGGAAGAGCACAGAGCCGAAACTAGGCCAGCAAGGATAGCGAACGACTCGGGGGTTAGCAAAGCCTGCAACCCGTGCGTGTCAACACCATATGCACCTAACACCACCAAAACGGCGACAATAAGGCGATACAGTGCGGCGCGCTTATCCTGAGTAAACAGTTCTTCACGATGCTTAGTCATTATGCACACACCCTCCCGGCGTTTAGTTCACGCTGAATTGCCTTACCGGTTTCAACCCCGGCGTAACCATCAACGGTAACACCAAGCTTGCGTTGCCAAGCCTCAACGGTGTTGGGGCCTAGAATACCGTCAGATTCAACACCAAGGCGGCGCTGAACTTCTTCAACCAGTAGAGAGCCGCCGCCATCGTATTCAATAGCGGTGAAGCATTCCAGATTGTCTTCGTTTTCCTCATCCTGGCCGCTAATGTAGCCGTCGACAGACTGCCCAAGCAGTAGCTGCATACGCCCAATAGAGTCGTTGCCTAACCAACCGTCAACAACAAGTGTGCCGTCTTTGTTGGTGGAGCGAACAGGGTTAGGGGTAGCGGTAGGGGTAATACCGGTGCCAGTGTATGCGGGCCTGATAATGGCACAAATATCGTCCCAGTCACGGGTACGGCGATAGACGCCACCACCGTTAGACTGCGAACCAGCATTACCGCTAGAGGTGTTACCCTCGATAGTGGCCACATAATCAGGGTATGCCGCCACTAGAAAGCCGGTGTGGTCTGCCACCCCGTCATTGTCCCAGTCGAAACATAGGACGTCACCGGGTAGTGCGTCATCAGGGCTAACCAGTCGCCCAACGGCGCGGGCGTCACGGATCATCCAGGGTACGTAGGCGTACACCTGGCCGTTGCCAAGTAGGCTGGTGCCCGCTTCCGCAAGAATGTTAGAAACGAACATTGCACAGAAAGGCACGCCACTAGAGGCAAAGTAAGCTGAGTGGGTTTGCTGCGCGTACCAGCGCCCATACTTGGACCCTTCTAGGGCGTCATCCCAACGGCTATAGCCCACCTCATCGGCGGCATAGCGTAACACGTCTGCTGCGGTAGTCACTGTGCAACACCTCCAACAAAGCAGTCATAGACATTGTTAGCGGCCTGAATGTGAATGTCGCTAACATCAATGGGAACAATATTGTCGGGGCCATCGCCAAATTCAGGCATAGAGGCCATAGCCGCGATTTCGTCATCAATACTAGTCATACTAAACATTATACAACGCCCCTTGTCAGATGTTCCACGTAATGGAAGCGTAGTAGTCGCCGGGCGGGAATTTACCGCCGCCGCTACCTGCAACTACCTGTAGATTGTCGCGCACAACGCGCAACGAGAAGTTACCCACCTTTTCGATAAACCCAACGGCGGTGCCGTCTCCCTTAATCGAGATTAGGGGGTTAAGTTTCGCCACTGTCATTATTTGTCCGCTAGAGAAACTCTGCTGCGAACCGGTTAAGCGAAAGTCGGCGTGGATCATTGCGCCGTTACGTTCCACACGCACATAATACAAAGTCCACCCGCTTTGCACTGTCAGGCCGCCGTTAGGGAGCTTCTGTCGAACCCCACCCAAAACGATTGCGCGCCGGTTAACGATAGTGACGGCCACGCGGTCACCCTCAATTGCGGTGCCTAGAATCTCCACCCCATCGGACAACACGCCGCCACCATCCAAGGTTACCGTTGCGGGCTCGACACTATCGAGCACACCCCATCGTAGTTGCATTGCCGCGTCAACTTTTGCGGACAATTCGGCTAGGGTTTCAACCAGAGTTGATAAATCTGTGGGCATTGTGATTACCTCAATTTCTTTTAGGGTCGTATCAACCAGCGCGGTTGGGTCTAGAGTGTATTTAATTTCCTGGATAGTGGCCTTAGCCCTGTGGCCTTGCGAGTCAAACAAGACAACCTGGTTAGGGTCCAGGGCTAGGGGCGCGTTCTTAATGTCAATCTTGCCGACAGGTGCGGAAAGCTCTTGCAACTTGCGTTGTGCTTTAGCAAACAAGGTGCCTGTACTGTCTGCCTCAATCCCGGTCTCTGTGTGGGTGATCCAGCGTCCCCGCGACTGGTAGGAGTAGGGCGAGTCAGGGTTTTCATTGCGGGCAATGCCGGTGAGAACATGTTTATCTTCGTTGTCACCGCCACCGCCTGCCGCGTTACCAACAAGCACAACCTGATTAGGGACACCAAGAATATCTTGTTCGCGCGTCCACTCTGCGGTGTGTAGACAGTTAGCGCCCTCAACAAACATCCACGAAATGCCGCGATCTTCCGGGAGAGTGTAGGGGGTGATACAGAACGCGCCGGAACCATCCGTATAGAGGCCCCAATAGTTAATAGCGTCTAGTAGGTCGTTGATTATTTTAAGGTAGCTGGTGCCAGCGTCCCACACCATAGCTGAACGTAGGAACTTTTGTTTATCGGTTGCGATAATGTTTGTTTCGCCCTGCGCTTCGATCAGGCTTTTAACTAGAGGTACAACCGCTGTGTTAGCCGGAACGCTGTAGGGGTATTGTGTGCATGACTCGCTCAAAATAGCGAGCTTGCCTAATAGCTCAACACTGATAGTGGTTTGTGCGTCTGTGTAGCTTCGCTTCGGGGAGGAATATAGGAACACGCCCAACGGCCACGCGTACCCGTTAACCGTAGCGTCAATGCGTACACGCTCGCTAGCAAAGTTAATGCCCTGCCCAGTGTCGGCTATCTCAAGAGACGCGGACGTCCTTAACTGTGTGGTAGCAGACACAGACACGCTACCACTAAGCACTTCTTTCAGTTCGCCTATTTCGTGTTCGAGTCGGCTAAGCCGGGTAACCGTGTACTTGGTTACCCGGTGCCCAACCCAATCTACACTGTTAATGTCCATGCGGGGCTTCAACCTCGGTTACATCAAAACTAATATTCCATGCGCCGTTAACGTCACGGGGTAAACTAATTTCGCCTAGAGACACCCACATTCGCCGCCCCATCGGGTCACGGTACAGCATAACCTGCGGGGTTAACGCTAGTTTCTCTAGGTCTATTAGGCTTTGGTATTCTTCGTCTCGCACGTCGGCGGTTACAGAGATTGACCGCTCATATTCACGGCCAGCAAACAGTACGCCTTTTTCCCGGCCTGCGAACCGCTGCACTTTGCGATTAACCAACCCAGCTTTTAGCGTGTGTTTAGGTTCCCACGGGAACGCAACGCCGGGGCTTGCACCGTCTGATATCCAGATAGCTTGCGAGTCTGCACTAACTATATAGTCAGTGTGGGCTGAAGAGGGTAGGTCACTTATTGCTTCTACCCGGTAGAGCGTATCCCCATTAGATAGGGCCGTGTAGTCTGTGTAGGTAGTGTCTAGTGGCACTAGGGCGGCAAGTACTTCCCACGTAGCGCCACCGTCACGGCTAGCCCATACAGTGTTTGTCACAGCCGCCACATTATCGGCGCTGGTGGGTTGCGGGTTACTAATGGTGAGGTTCACACACCCGTTAGTTTCATCCCATTTGCCAGCGGCCACGGGCGCTAAAGGCATAGCGTACTCTACTTGGAACGCCGCCTCGGCTACGTTCGACCATAGCCCAGCGCTAGACTTGGCGCGTAACGCCACACGCCAGCGACTACCGTTCGGGAGAGGGGTTGCGAACTGCAATTTAGTGTCAGCCGTTTCGCTGGTTTGGGTTTCAACCAAATTCCCGTTAGTGTCATACAGTTTGCCTTCGGCGGCCACCTGTGTTGCCCCGGAGGTTGTGATAAAACGCCAGGTCAGGTTTAGGCGCGAAGTTTTCACCACCGGAGCACCTAATACGGCGAACCCTAGCAGCACGCTAGGGGGCGTGTCTACGTTAATGTTAGCCACATCCGACCAAGGAGAGGCCCCAGGTTCTTCACCTGGCTTAAACAAGCCCCACGTGCGCACCTGCCACTCCCAGCGCCCCACGGCAATCAAAGGCAGGGTGGTTGTTTGAGTAGCGCCAACCGAAACAGTTTCCCAATTGGTGCCACCAATAGCCCTATAGCGTACTTCAGCCTTTTCTTGCTCTGAAGTATCCCTTGAGTTATGTTGCCACACTAGGGGAATGTTTGTGGGCGCAACGGTTTCTTTAGGCCCCACAATAGTTGGCGCCGCTGGTGGTTGCAGCGGGGGGAGCGTGTTTGACTGAGTATAGGGCGACACCTGCGCCTTGCCGGGGGATGCTAACGCCACATCCCACGACATTTCCCCGGTGGGGGCGGGTAGAGTAACAAACTTTGTCCCCGCCCCATACTCGATTTCAGTGTCGCCTTGCTTGACAAGCACGACCGGCTCATACCCTAACCTGTTTGCCCAAGTCAGGTAGACGCCGCCGTCTCGACTGTACTTAACATTCACACCGGTTGGTGCATCAATGGGCATATAGAGTGGGTCAGCGGCGGGGACACGGTCAGACACACCTACAGGGTTCCAGGTATGAACATAATAGGTGTAGCGTTCATTGCGGGCCGCTGCATTATCCGTCCAGCTAGTGGGTTTGCCTTGCAGTGTGGCGACACGAACTAGTTTCCCGTCGGACCCTTGACGCTCGATACCCACCGCAAGGACCGGTTTAACGCTAGTGTCATTGTTAACCCACGTCACATAGGGACGCCCCTTGACAAGGACGGCCTTAACATTGCTTGGCCCGCTTGGGCCTTGAATAGGGGTAGCCGGGGTACCGCCACCGCCACCGCTTGTTGCGCCGGTAACCTGCACCGTGTGCGTGTACGAAACAGTAGGGTTGCCGCCATTCCAGATCGGACCCACGCTAGCGTTAAACGTGTAGCTTTTAGTTCCATTAACCGCCACCGTGATTGAACGTGAACCAACCTCGCGCGTCACAGACCCGTTGTAGGGGCTGGAAAAACTAAACGGGATATCGGCCACAATGGCGCCGGTGGCGTGTAGTACGGAACTAAAGTTGTGTCCGTAGCCGTCGCTTGAAACAAAGTAGCGGGCAGTAAGCGTAACCGTTTTAGTGTTCGCGGTAACTGTTGCCGGAGACTGTGACACGTTCACGCCGACAAACAAATACCCGCTAGACGGGCTCCATTTAGCCATGTTCTATCTCACACCTAAAATTTCATTAATCTTGCGTTTTGATACGGCGGCATTAGTGGGGGCTTCCCTCACGTCCAGGTAGGCGTCCATGTCCTTACCGCCAACGTTGAGAGTCACCGACAAGCCGTTAAGGGCCTCAACCAGTGACGCCCTATCAACACCCTTGTTTTTGAGTGTCTGCCACTGGTTGGATGTGAACACCGGCTCAGGCTTCCCAGTCTTGTTGACTACAGTCGTAATGCCGGGCCTCAGCCAGCCGCCTTGGTCATATTTGAAGTGGCCATAGTTTACTGCACCGTAAACGCTGGTTTCGCGTACGGGAATACCAAAGGTGGGGGCCTCAATGATACGGCCAGGGCCAGACACAACCGCGACGTGGTGCGCGCCACCAATGCCGGGCGCGCCACCCCAGAACGCAAGGTCACCCGGGGCGGGGGAACCAATCGGGGAAGAATTAGCTTGGAAAGACGACGCCGTGTGGCGGGGGACATTCTTCCCCATTTGACGCAAAGCCCACACGATAAGGCCGGAGCAGTCCACACCGCCGGGCACGTTCACGCCACCCCACACATATGGGGTGCCGATAGCCTTGCGAGCTGTGTTGACAAGGTCACCGCCGCCAATCTTTTCAGTTTCACCCTTAAAGATTTGCTTCAGACGATCAAACCACATGGGCGGCATAGCCTTAACCATGTCGCCAACAGCGCCGGAAGTCACCTTACCCAACAATTTACGGGTAGGGGCGAGCACTAGTTTCTCAATAGTTTCGAGCGGGTGCATAAAGGCATGGCCGATAGACTTTGCCTTGTCTTTGGTCCAGTTCCAAGCCTTGCCGGTCTTGTCTGTAATCCAACCCCAAGCGTCACCCAGGATACCGCCGTCGGCGAAAGCGGTTTGCCCGGCGTCGCCACCATAGCTGAAAGCGTGCCCGCCGCTTTGGATAGCCAAACGGTTCATGCGGTGTACAGCTTCAGGGCCACCAACAGCCTTAACCCACTCGGGGCGCATGATAGCTTCACCGCCGCTAAGCTCCAAAGCCCCACCGGTGGGGGAGTAGAATTTGTGCACATCCCGACCCGGAGTGTAGCCGGGCAGAACACCACCGGACGCAAACCCAGCCTTAATGTCAGGTAGGCGGGTTTTAATGCCAATCGTGCTAGCCGCCGTGTTAAACCAGGTCTTAAGGCCCTTGTTGTATACAGTATCAATGACAAATCGGACGGGGGTTTTAGCGGCGTCCTTGATACCGTCCCAAGCCTTGCTAACAACGTCACCCATTGTTTTAAAGCCGGACTTTATACCGTTCCAGAACGTGGTGAAGATCGGGGCTAGATTGTCGCGGTACCACTTGCCGACAGCATCAGCGCCAGACTTGATAGCGTCCCAGGTTTGCTTCAACCCGTGGTCCCAAACCCATTGTGCTACGGCGGCCATGCCCCTAAACGCTGCCTTGATAAGCTCAATGTTCAGGTTGATAACCCAAAGTAGAACTTTGATACCGACCTTGATTAGCTCAAATACAGGGCTAATAATCCAGTCCCATACCCATTTAAGCACAGCCCCAACAGCCGTGAACACTGCGCCGATAATGTCGCCGCCAACCTGGAATGCCACCTTGAGTGCATCCCAGCCGACCTTTAGGGCGGGCACGACATAGTCAACGAAAACTTGCTTAAGAGTGTTGAACCAAGAAACAAGTTGGTCAAACAAGGGTTTGAGGTAAGGCATTAACTCATTAACAAGCTTCACGCCCTCGTCATACAACCATTTAAAAGCGTCAATGACTAAAGACAGTGCCCCAACGCCAAGGCTACCCAAAGCAGAGCCCAGCCACTCGAAAAACGGTTGAACCTTCTGCCAAGCTTGATCCGCATATTGCTTAAAATCGTTGAAGCTTTTAACCATTTTATCGGCGAACGCCTGCACCTTCGGCATAGCCTTATCAAGTGCGGGTTTAATAGAGTCAAAGAAACCAGCGAGACGCTTAACCACGCCACCCATTACAGAACCAGCCAAATCAAGAATAACCCCAATTAGCCAGCCGATTGTTGCCCCAAGAATTTTAAAAGTTGGAATTAAAATCGGCGCGATGAAGTCCCAAAGCTTTTTGAACCCATCAAAAACAGCCTTGATCGAGGGGAATGTGCGGGCAAAGGTGTGTGACAGTTTGTCGAAAATTTCCCCCAGCAACCCGCCCGCGAACTGTTCAACCATGGCGAAAACGTCTACAACAACATCTAGCACGTCAACTATAATGGGTAGTACAGATGAACTAATTGTGGCCACAGTCCTAGTTAGAGCGCCTTCAGCCTTGCCGGTTCCCTCCACAATTGGCTTAATTAGCTTGTCGATCATGCCGCCAAACACGTGGCCCGTTGAGGTTCCGAAAGAATCTACGAATTTGTGCAGCTGCGCGCCGGTAGGGGCTAGCTTCTGCCCAAGCTTTCCAAGTTCATCGCCAAGGCCAGCGACAGAGTCCCTAAACTCTTTAGACTTCACCCACGCCAAAACAACAACGCCAATGAACGCGCCAACCCCAGCTGTTAAGCCCGTGAACATGCCGCCAATGATAGGCAGGTTAGGGAGGATAAAGCCCAGAGCCGCGCCAATGAAAGGGATAGCGTCAGCGAAACCAGAGAACGCCTTGCCGCCGTCCTTGTTGGCTACGTTAATAAACTTGACAATTTCGTTAAAGAACGCCTTGGTGTATTCCTGCACTTTCATGATTACGCCAAGGATGCGCTCATAGCCGATAGCGTCAATAATCTTAGCCAAACCGCGTTGAATCTGGTTCTTTACGTTACCCCACGCGGTTTCAATGCCGCGTGTGGCTGACTTGGCCTGATCTGTGAATGACGCAAACCCGTTAACGCCTTGGCTATTGAGTTTGATTAGTGCGGCGTTAAAATCGTCAAACGAAACCGTGCCATCTTTCATGGCCGTATACAGTTCTTGCGAATTGTGCCCAGCACCTAGCAGCGCTTCTGCGATTTGGTTTAGCTGCGCGGGCATGACTTCCATTAGGGCGCGGTAGGACTGCATGTCCACCTTGCCCTTAGCTAACTGTTGCGTGTACTGCACGAACGCGCGGTTAGCTTCAGCAGCACCCTTACCGCCAGCAAGCAGAGCGTTGTTAAGGGAGATAGCCACGTCAGAAACATAGGACATTTCTTTGTCTGGCATGGCCGACTTCAACGCAACAGACATATCGGTCATGTCATTAAGCTTGGTGGGCAAGCCGGTAATGGCCTTGTCCATCTTGGCTAAGGCGGCTGACGCATCGTCAGTAGAGACGCGCATGTTCTGCATGATGCGCGGGAAGTTATGGGCCGTGTCTACACGCTCAATAGCCCCGCCAAGTTGTGAGGCGATAGCCGCCGTAAGCGCGCCAATAGCCGCAAGACACCCATTAACCGCCGTGTTAAATGAGGCTTCCAAAGCTTTTCCGGCTTGGCCAGCAAAGAACCCAACCGTGTTCCCCATAGCCTTTAAAGGGGCCAGCAAGTGTGAAGAGGGGTTGAAAGCTTTAAACTTTTCAACCATCCCACTAATAGACTTGCGCGTTTCTTCGGGCAACACGTTGAACATGCCCTGCGCGCCCTGCTTGACAGCGCCCTTAAGTTTCCCAATAGTTCCTGTGGTGTTGCTGACAAGCCCATACAGCGTTTGGGCGTGTTCAGTCGCAAGCGTTTTGATAGCGCCGCCCACGTAGCCGACAGCGCCGCTAACGCCCTTACCAATCGTTGAGGTCAGGTTGCCCAGAGAGGAAGTAAGCGGCTTAAACACTTCAGAGATAGCCCCAAATGCTTTAGAGAAAGGGGCGGTGATCTTGCCGACAATGTTAGCGACGGCGTCATGAATCTTGCTGAAATGTCCCTTGACGCTATCGGCGAGCTTTGAGGCTGATTCTTTTATCTTGTCGAACACCTCGCTAAATTTAGCTTTGACCGGTTCGATAGCTTTTTTGATCTGATCAGCTAGACCATAGAACGCATATGTGAGCTTGGTTTTTGCCGCTTCAGCCGCCGCCGCCAAGCGGCGAAACGGGATCGTTAAAAGATCTATAGTTGCCGCCGCCTTGACCGATTTCACTATCACGGCGTCAAAAGCGCTGTTAGCTTTAGTTTGAATTTTTTCAAACTCGGGTGCAAGGGCTTTACCAAGCTTAGAGTCGTTAAAAGCTTGTTTTAGCCGCTTACCAGTTTCAACAGCGCCCACGCCCACCCCTGCGAACGCGGCGCTAATGCCCGCCATTTCCTTAGAGACACTAGCGCGGATACCGCCAATGTTCAGATCTTCTTTTATACGCCCAAAGGAAGACTTAATAATGTTGCGGTTAAGCTCACTCCAATTTGAAGTGATGCGGGTGATGTTCTCACCCATTTTCTTATACTCGGCCTTGAGTTCCGGGGAGGCTTTTTGAATGTCTGCCCTTAACTTGGTGACAAAGCCGCTAGCCATGTTGTATTTTTTGCTAGCGTCTCTCCAAAGCTTTATAATGGCTTCTACCATCCGGTTACCCAGACGGGATGCGGCTTTTTCCCACTTCTGCTTTTCGCCGCCGAACGCCTTGTCAAGGGCTTCAGCCGCGCCCTTAACCGTGGGCACGATTGACACATAAGTGTTGGCTAACTCAATATATTGTGTCTTCGCCATGCTACCTACCTAACGTTTAAAACTTGGCCCCACTCTGAACATTATGAATAAAATAACCGGCGGTTAAAAATATTTGATCCGTGCTATTCAACCAGTTCAGGCGGGGCCAATACAAGAGCGCTCATTGCTCAATATTGGGAACTAGACCGTTGGTTTGCCGCTTGTTCCTTGTTTTAATTCTAGCAATACGTGCCTTTTCCAGCATGGCCTTGGCGCGCAGCTTTTCGCGCCACCCAATCTCGGGGGGCTTAGGCTGTTCGGGCATATCGCGTTGTTTAGCGTCAAAGCCGCTAAGCACTACGCATGTTAACTTCCATAGCCAACTATGTAGCGCGTGTTCTTCGCCGGTCCATGCGTTCGGGCCACCTATAGCTTGCCAGAGCGCCGCGCCCGCCGGGAGGTTTTCAACCAAGTTCCAAGCCCGGCGGGGACTCATTTTGCCGGTCCACAGATCGGCAAGGTCAATGCCGTAAAAGCGCTGGAAGTCTGCCTCAAGTTCGGGCGTGTATTCAGCCACCACCCCGGGCAGGGCTGTTATTTTCCCATGCCTACCCGCTCACTGATTTTTTCGAGTAGCGCCGCCATTTGGTCAACTGGCACTCGGCCATCAGGTAGGGCGATAGTCTTGAATAGCTTCTCAACAGCTTCACTGTCAGGAACTAGAGCATTGAACATGGGCATAATGTCGCCCTTGCTTGCCGCGTACATTAGGCGGAAGTCGTTAAACGCGGCCTTGTCAACATCCCAGGTCACACCGTTCACGGTTACGGTAATGACGCCGCTAAGTGCTTCGTTAGCTAAGGCCATAGCTTCCTTATCATCCACCTTGCGGGGCTTGTGATCCTCGGGGACCTTGGCGTGTAGCTGGTTAGCCATCTCGGCGGTAGTCATGGTAACAGTAGTTTCAGACATTGCAACCTCCATCGGGGTAACTGTTAATTCTTGACCCTATTATACAAGAAACGCCACCCACACACTAGGCATGGGCGGCGTTTCCCGAACAACACACAGAAAGGAAATGTCAAACCATCGGCTCAACAACTCAAGGATAGCACAGGGTTACAGCTTCAAGCCATTCTTAATGGCCGGATCGTCCGTGATAAGCGTCACGTTACCGATAATGGTTCCCTTAACGTTAAATGCGGTATCCTCGGTTGCGGAGAGCTTATACTCGCTGCGTTCCCCAATCTCAAAGCGGGGGATCAGGTACATGTATTGGTACCCTTCAGACCAAGTGCGCACAGCCAAGGCAACAGACTTGATAGAACGCGCGGAGGAAAGGGTTAGCTGCGTTGCGGGCTTGCCAGGGCCACCACCCGCCGCCAAATCCTCACTCTTCTTAATATCCCACTGGATAGAAAAAGTCGTGAGGGAGGTTTCCAAGGCCACAAACGAAAATTCCGTGTTGGACTCGGTCATAATCGTTTTGTAAATTTCGTGGCCCTGGTGGCCCTTGCGCTTGTCCGTGGAGTCGTTCGGGCTAAAAGTGTAGCCATCCTCGGAGTTCCAGCCCACCTCAACCCAGGGAGAGGGCAGGGCGGCGTCAGCCGCCAGCAACGCGGTAGGCATAGCGGTTCCTACCGGCGCCATAGAGATAGAGTCGTCAACGGAACCAAACTGACGGATAGCGTCAAGGTTAAGCTTCGCGTAGGTCATTGATCAGTCCTTAGTCTCGGGCGTAAAAGCCTTGTTTTCGGGGGTAGGGGTTGCCTCATCGTCGATAGCTTCCCCGTAATGTAGAAGTCGCGCGCGTTCGCCCGCTTCTATGACTAGAATCTTGTCACCAACACCGAACGGTCTGCCATTGGCCGTGCCGGGCGCTGTTCCAATCATTGGGTATTCCATTAGACCTTTTCTTTTCTGATTTGGTGTTTGAAACCAAGCTCAAACTGCCATCGGATATCATCGGAGCTAACTAGGGGTAGGTAGGTTGCGCTAGACACTTCGTACCGGTGAAAGACTCGGTACGGGCCGATATGGGAAAGCGGTTGCCGGATAAGCAGTTCCCTAATCTGCTGCACCATACCTAAGCCCTTGCCCTTGGTATCCGCCCAAACCTCGCACTGCATATAGACCGTGTCGGTCACTTTGCTTAGCCAGCCGCCGTTACGGGTGATAACCAAAAAGGCGGGTGGGCGCGGGTTGGGAATTTGCCCATAGGTGGGAAAGTCAAGCTTGGCGTTCAGGAACTCGGCTAAAGCTTCCGTGAATCCGTCAAACCCGTTTTCGGTGACTAGGTCAGACTCGACCGGCATTGATTGCCCCAATCAGTGTGCCTTCGCCGTCTTGTTCACGGCGCTTAGCGTCGTAAGAATAGGCCCGTACTTCCGCACCGTAACGCACTACTCGCTTGTGTCGCTGCTTCACGGTGTAGCCGGGTCCGGCGGCGTGTGCGATTTGCCATGCCCGCCGGTTAATGTCTGAAATGATTAGTGGGTGGTGCATTGTTGCCTTTGCGCCTTCCCAATTCAAAATAGTTTTGGTTTTCCAGGGCATTTAGTCGCCGCCTTCCAATCGCCTACATGTCATGAACTGGTGGTCAAGGCCACCCGACAATGAGCGCACGTGCCGCACTTCGTCGATAATTTCCCAGTCGCGCCCACCGTCAGGGAACCGGACTCGCAACCGCGATTTTTCGATACCTTTAATGTGGCCGTCGGTAACTTCCCAGTCGGTTAACACATCGGGGGGCAGATAGAGTTTCCTAGTGCCCTGCGTAATCTGTTTACCGCCAGCACTCAAGGACGCTTCAGTCTGTGACCATAGGCAAACAGATTCACACAGAACTTCAGACTCTCGCGTGTCCACCATTTGGCCAGATTGCCAAACTGTCTTTGGTTTTAGAATCTGTACCTTTTGCCGGTTCGCGCGGCTATATGCGAAAGGGATAAGCATTGGTCACGTCCAAGACTGAATCTTATAGGGGGCCAGGGTTTCCTTATCCTTGCTAGTCAGCTGCAATCCGTTACGTTCCCAAGCGATAGACAACTCGCCCGCCTGTTCACGGGTAGCGCCCATCGGGCTAGACATAGCCCCAAGGACCGTGTTAGTTACAATTGACGCGAACGCAGGTAGGGACGGGTAGCCATGTTTCACCATTACCCGAACTGACCGGAACCGTTCAGGGAACGCGCCGTTGTATAGCTCGATCATTCCAGCCTGTGACCAACCGTAAAGGTGAGGTTGAATTGTTTGGCCGTTGATAGCTAACGCGTCTACGGACAACACGTGTGTAGACGGAAGCTGCATTGTGGTATGGCCGTTGCCATCCAAGGTCATAACCTCGGTGATTACGGGGGCAACATGCCAACCCAGCCAAGCCCTAAGCGCGTTGGTTGCGCCGTCGATCAGAACGGGCAGGCGTGGGTCTGCCGCGTGTACAGCGCCGCCGCTAGCTTCCGCAATAACTTCGGGGGTTACAAGCAGGGGGACAGCCGCGCCTGCCCGGTCTGACAAACTCATCTAGGGTTTTCCTATTCTGCCTTGGCTAGGGGGCGGTTACCCCGGCCAGTTTGCTTGGGCTCCTCATCCTCAACGGCGGGGGCCTCATCGGTTGGGGCACTGTCTTCAATGGCCAGGTGGCGCGGGGCGTGGGCGGGGCCGTCAAAGGCGACACCCTCAACCTGCGCCCCGCCGTCAGGGCCAATCAAACCTAGTTCGAGTGCATCCTCGAACCGGTAGCGGATACCGTTAAAGATAATCATCAGCTCTTCTTCACCACACATAGGCGGTTGGGGCGGTAAATGGCTAGACCTGCACGGCACTCTGCGCGCACATAAACTAGGTTGCGGCGGGCAAAGTCTTCATGTTGGCTAAATGCGTTAACGTTAATGCCCTTGTATTCCAAGAACTGCACCGTGTCAAAGTCGCCGATAATCTGAGTACCACGGGGCACCTTAGCGGACTTGATACGCGGGAGAGCCCAGAGGGTGTTCGGGCCGCGCCCGAACGGGCCTGCACTATAGAAACGCTTGTCTGCATCCTGCGCCAGGTCTAGCAGCTCATCGTCTTCAGGGTTAATCAGCACACACTTGAGCGTGGCCCCTACGTTCTCTAGCTTGGTTACTGCTTGGCGTGCGGCCTTAACAAGGTCAATAGCGCCATCAGTGCCAGCGGTAGCACTATAGGTTAGGTTCTGAATACCAGTGGTGGCCAGAATACCAGTCAGCTTACCAGAGCCGCCCGGGCCGTTGAGAATGTTATCCTCAATCAGGGCGTTCAGGTTGTAGGTCAATTCGTTCTGCATCCAGGATGTGAACGCGCCCGCGTCTTCCAACATCTGTGTAGAGGCGATAAAGCCGTCAGCCATAGTGACGGCCTTACACTCGGCCATGTTCGTGGTGAAGTCGGAGATAGGCTTCAGGTTGGCCGCGTTATTCGTGGTGGTAGCTTCAGGCACGATAGCAGCGTTACGCGACGCACCAGTGATCTGCACATACTCAAACGCGGGGGTAGCCATCTTGCCGTGCGAGATAACATCCAATAGAGTCAGCGGCGCGCGGTCGATAACATCAACGGTGGGGTACCGTGTCGGCTGAAGACGGGCTACCGGGGTTGCGAGAACGTTTGAAGACTTACGCTGCACTAGGAAGTCTTCAATCGAGCCCACCTTTACCGGGTCAATAGTCACCGGCGCGCCGGAGCTGCCAACACGCGACTTTACAAACCGCTTATAGTTGTCAGACTTGACGAAACGGTCAGCCATGCTCAGGCCCTTAACCGATTCGTCCACCGTACCGTTAGCGGGCGCTTCGGTTTCCTCGACGTCGGCCGCCATAGAGGCCACAATGCCCTTGGTTTCTTCCACAGCCTGTACTGCGTTGTAGAGTTCCTTTAGGCGCTCAGCGCCCTTTCGGTATTCTTCTAGGTGTTCCGGGCTGTATTCATTCTGTAGGTCAGCTTCGAGCCCCTTAACCTTTGCGGCTAGCTCGGCGTGCTGCTCCCTTAGCGTCTTTGCCATTTTTAGTTTGTCCTTTAATCAGGTAGTGTCAAGTATTCCTTGACCTGGTTTGCGATTCGCTTCAAAGCCTCGTCGTGCTTAATGCGCTCTGCATCCTCGCTAGACTTGCTATCCGCTTCCCCGCTCGGGGCCTGATTGATTAATGCTTTTAGTTTAGCTACTTCTTCGTTGGTGAACAAAGGGGTGTTTGACACTGCTTTAACATCGTCAATGCTAGTATCAGGGTTGCAACCGTGAGGCACAACTGACACTTCTAGCAGGTCTAGTTCGCGTAGTTCATTGGCTTTGATGCCGTTTTCTACCTCAATGGTTTCAGAGTCAAGCACGCGGAACGCGAAGCTCATTTCCGCAACCTGCTTGTTCTTCAGCAACTTATGAACCTGTTTAGCCATGGGGTTATCTGTGTCGATAGTGGCGTCAACCTTGAGGCCGTGGTCGTCCTCTGTACATTTAGCCCACCCAATATAGGCGTTAGGGTCAGCGTCGTTGTGTAGCCACAGTAGGGGAATATCGCAACCCTTAGCCGCCCAATCAGCCAGGGTCTTGGTGAACGCACCCTTAGCCACCACATCCCCGGCATAGTCAGGGGTGCGAGTCCAGGTAGACGCATAGCCAGTAAACCCTGCCTGTTCCGGGTTGGCTTTCACGCTTGCCGCGTTCTTGTAAAGAATCTGTGTCATTTTAATTACCACTTTCTATTATTACGTAGCATGTGCAACCGGCCACTTCGTCAGCGCCGCCTGCGGGGTCATGCGGCCATTGCATCCCGTTACTAAATAGTTTACCGGTGCCGACACTTTGCCCGTTCATGCGGCGGTGACTAGCACGGGGGTTAGGGCTTGGCGTATACCAAGTCTTTTTACCACCCTTGCCGGGCCGGGCTTGCTGCACCGCCTCGTTGGCAGTGAATGAGCTCAACGCGCCCAGTAGCATTGCTGCGCTGCGCTTGGCGCGCTTATCTGTCTCTGTTTCCGCAAACAAGCTAGCCGTGTCACCGGCGTTGTCTAGAGCTTCCTTAATGGCTCTATAGGTTGCGTCGTTAACCATGCGTGCGCGGCTCTTTGAAACAGCCGCTAGGTAGCCGATACATTTTTCTAGAGACCATTCTTTATCGGGGTCAAAGCCAAGGGCTTTAGCGGCCTTTGGCCCCATGTCGGCCACGGCCAGCTTGGATAGCTTAAACAGATCGTCGGCTAGTTCTTTAACCCACCTATCTTGTTCCCACCATTGTTCGCTTTTGCTTCCTAGCTTGGCTTGGATACTGCGCCCTTGCCGTGCGTAGAAGTTGGAGAACAGTTCGGCGGCTTTATCTTCCCAGTCGCCGATTAGCGTGTTAGCGGCTAGCTGGTGCTTGTCGCTGGTTTCGTTTTCGGGCTCATCAGCGGCCTTTGTTTCTGCCACTGGTGCCTGTTTTTCGTTTTGACTCCCTGAATCGTGTGGGGATGCTTGACCGCCAACAAGGACGTTTAGCGGGGTAACTAGTTTGTCGCCACCCTCGATACTGTTCAGCTCAACCTTGGCGCGCGCCTCATTAGTGGTGAGGAACGGACGGCCAGTGGAAGAAACAAGCAAGCTTGCCTGTTCCTGGAATGAGCCACGCAACTTGACGTCAACATGGGCTTTAATGTAATTGTCGGAGGGCTGTTCAAGCATAGCCACAAGTGGGTTTACAGACTGTTCAAGGGCTGTAATGTATGGCCCTAGGTTGTCCCTATAGAGTGACTGTCTAAACGCTTCCTGGTTGGCGTAGGTGCCCTCACGGATGCCCAGCAACTCTGGCTGGATATGGTAGGCGGCGCAAACCTCAACGGCAGATAGCTTGCGCGCTTCCAGGTCATCAACTAGGGGCACTTGGTAGTTGCGGTCAACCCATTTCATGCCCTCATCTAAAAGCATGGTGCCGCCCGCGCGGTTGTTGCCGCTAGAAAATTGGCGCAATGACCTAACAAAATTGTTGCGCGCTTCCTGGCTTGGCCATTCCGTTTCACGCTGCACAATACCCGTATGTGTGGCCGCGTTGCGCATAACCTCATCACGGTATGCCAAAGACTGTTGACTCTGTGAAATGATCTGCGACAACGTAACAATGGGGGACGTGTAGCCGCGCGCAGTTTGGCTATACCCCATGTCAAACAGTACCGTTTTAGGGTCCAGGTCAACGGTTGTTCCATCATTCACGGACACCCGGATAGTTTGCGCCCGCTGCAACCCGTCGGTAACGATAGTTCCGCGGTATGGGGGTACGCGAACAAGGTTATATTCGCCGGTCTCGGTGCGTTGAACTAAAACGATCCAATAGTCGTACAGCAAATAGTCAACCAGCACCCTATACCAGAAGCGGAACGGGGTTAGCCTGTTGCCAGGGTTGCCAAGTACCCTGGCTAGTTCACCGTCACGCACACGTTCGCGCCCGTTATCGGCGTTGCGCTTATACACGTATAGTGGGATAGACGCAATGTTGTTGGCGATAAACTCAACCACCATGCGCACGTTAGGTTGGGTACGCCAAATATTGGATACGTTGATACCGTTAGTGGGCTCAAAGCCAATCAGCGGTACGGGAGGGTCTACGACGTCAAGCACGACGCCGTTACCTTTCCCTACCGTCTCGTTAAGTTCTGCAAGGGTTGAAAATATCATTTAACACACCTGCACTACACAAGGAAGTGGCACAATGATAGAGCCCAGAATCTCAACCGGGGTTGGGGTTGGGTTCTGCGCGGTTGGGGGGATAAGCTGCGAACAGTTGATTAGCGTGATAGCGTGCTTGTCTACGCGGCTTAACGTTCCCCGAACGCTTGCGTCCCCAATATCTACTGTCACGATTGCCGCCACGTAGCGGCGTAAAGTTCTATACATTCTGTTCTACCAATGTACGGACATACATAACTAAATTAAGTCTAGCACGCCAGACTCATAAATAGAGGTTGTCTTCTTGTTGACATACACCGTTTCTAGCCACCACAAAGCGGCGGTGCAAGCAATTAGGGGCGAGATGTCCCGGCTACTGTTGCGCCTATCCCACATCCAACCGTCACCCGCGTTGCGTTTGACCGCTGCGGAAGCGGCCAGGTCTAGGGCTTCCTGCCCACGGTGTGCCAGTGGTGTTCGGTCAGGGTTTTCTTTTTCAGCCGCCATAACCCGGTCATAGAACAAGCCACACCCCAACGTCACATCAGACCCGCACCATTCACGCACACGTAGGCCGGGCACTTTCTTCAAATGGTCTATTAGGGCCGCTGCGGGGCAACCTTTGGAGTTAACGACCACGTCAACCGGGTTAGCGGGGTCCACCCAGGAAGTGAACCATTCTGGAACCCATTCCTGCCAGTTGCGACTAGCGCGGCCAGCACATATTTCAACCTGCGGGCGTCCGTCGCTGTTTATGCCCGCTGCGGCCACATATGCTAGGTCACGGTCCCATGAAACATCCACCGCGAAAACGGCGGGGTTTTCGTCAGGGATAACACCGGCCATGTCTCGGCATTTATCCCAAGCGCCGTGCGCAAACGGGCCTTCGTACATGTCCAGCACCCACTGGCAAAGGCACTCGGTCCTAAACTCAGCTTCGGGTTGCGCCGTAGCTGTTTTGATAACTGCCGGGTCAATAACCCAACCGATAGCCGGGTTAGCTTCTAACCAACCGTCCCGATCCATAATTGACCTGCCGGGCTTAGCTGACCATTCAAATAAGCCCACACTGTCATCATCTTCTGTACCGTCTTTGACTTGTAGGGTCAACCCGTTTTCTTTTTCGTCTTCCCTAACTATCCCGTCAGGGTCACCAAGGGCCTTGTGGGCTTGTTTCCTATAGTGCATTAGGACCGCTGACGAAATATCGCCAGCGTTGCTTAGGCCCCACACTTGGGCGTTAGGGCGGGCAATAATCGTGTTGGCTACAGCCGCCCAAGCCACCCAGTTTGTTTGTTCGCGTAGCTCATCCAGCAACACAAGGTCACTGGATAAACCACGGCCAGCTTTACGGGTTGCGGCTTTAACTAGATAGGTGCTTTCGGCTCGTTCACCTGTTGGCCCCTCACAAGCCACGGTTAGGCTTTTCTTGCCGTTAGTGTTATTAACGTTCCGGATATAGTTTTTGAGTATCGGGTTACTTTCGACAACCTCAACACAGCCAGCCAACAGGCCCTCGGCTATGGATAGGTCTTGCGCCGTGCCCACGACGGTGGGTTTACGCAAGCCGAACATAAAGAACAGGCTGATTACCTGCGCCACGGTTGACTTGCCGTTCTGTCGCGCAACCAGTAGGAACACGTATTTAAACCGTAACCTGTGTCCGGGGGCGGTCTCTAAAGCCCTAATCAGCAGGGCTTGCTGGAATGGCAATAGCTGCACCCCAAGGATGTTTTCAGCGAAAAAAATGCACGCATAGCCTAGTGTCGTTTCAGGCGTCAAAGGGCGTAACGGGGGTGTACAGATGCGCGGCTCGCGGTTTCCCTTGGGGCCGTCATACCCGGCTACCTTAAACTTGCACCTGGCCTCAGCTTGGGCCAGGAACTCCCAATAGTACGCACCTTCGGGGCTGTTCTTATAGTTTTTAGGTAGCGTTGGGGGTTTCAAAACTGTAAAGCCTTTGCAATGTCGTTTTGTAGCTTGTTCATGCCGGTTCCCTTGCCTTGGCGCTGTCGGCGTTCCCACGCCGCCCGCGTGTTAGGGGACAATCCTAGCGATTCACTAATTTTGTTGTAGGCGAGCATTAAGTCTTTAATATCCCTAGTCGTATATGACTCTAGGTCTAGCAAGGCGTCATCAATTTTTGACCCCAAGTCGGTTAGCGCCTGAATCTGTCCGGCGTCAGCGCCGGTTAGCCAGTCTGCGCTGTCAATTGCCGCCTTGGTTTCGCCGTATAGTGTTTTATGTTCATTGTGTTCACTCATTTGTTTTCTTTCCCCACTGCCGCGACTGGTTGCCGATTGACGGCATAGCCTGTTTGCCTGTGCCCTTGATCTTGTTGCACTCTTGGTGCGCTATCTGCAAATTAGCGGGGTCTAGGCGCAACTCGGGGGCGTAAATCCAGGGTTTAATGTGGTCAACGCTTGGCGCGTCCCAATCATTAGGGTTGCGCGTCGTATAGTTAATCGGTTGCCCACACAACGCGCACGGTAGCTTGTTGTAGCGCGCGTTGCGCATAAACTGTTTTTGCACTCGCCGCCAGCGCGAGCCACGAACTTCTTTGCTCATAGCCCACAGTATACAGTTAACCCCCTTGCTTATTAAACGACTGTCTAATAAGCAAGGGGGGTAACACACCCAATCCCCGACGATGCGTTCATTTAGCACCGCCCTTAAGGAAGATACTATACCCTACCGGCGTTTTGGTCTAGGGCGCATTTTAGACTTATACGCCCGTATTTCGGCGGACGCTTTGGCCAGGATGTCTAACAAAATTTTTTCGTTAGGCAACTTGCGTTCTTCCAACGGCTTTGACCGACACGCTTCCAGGTCTTCAACTGTTTTCTCAACCGTTGCAACAAGGGCCGCGTAAGCTAAAAGCTCATCCTCAACTAGACGCTCGATGTTATCTTCCTTGGCCAGGAACTCGCCGCGTATATCGTCAAAAACTTGTTTAGCGGTGCGGGCCATTTAGAATACCGAAATACGGTTGTTGCGCGTTAGCCACTGCTTTTGGTTGGTTGCTTCAACCAGCAGCAACCACGCGACAGCCAAACCGATTACTTGAACAATTTCATCCAACAAGTTTCCGGCGTGTTCCTTGTCGTATGTCAAAGCCCTTGCCACCTCGCCGTATTCTTCCATGAACGCCATGATTTTAGAATATTCAGGCATTAGAGAATCGAACGTATGTTCGCCGTGCTTAGCCTTGGCGCGCTGCCATTCTGTGTAGGTTAGTTCTGCAAGCTTGTCGGCGGTAATCTTAGGGTCAATCACCTTAAGCATGTGGATAGATGCTTGAATAACAGTGCGGAGGTTGTTAGCGGCCACAGCGGGCTTGTACTTGTACCAAACACTGTTCATGTAGGCGTTAAACGCGGCGGTCATGTCCTTTAGTGCCGCGAACGTCTTAAACTCGAACTGTGCCTTGGCTAGTTCTTCACCTGCCAGGTTCGGGAACGCCTTTAGGTGGTATTCCTTGTCTGGCGTGGATAGCCAAAGGGCTTTAACGGTTTCTTTAAACTGTTCTTCCATTTTCTGTACCTCCATTTGTTTAGAACGTGGGGCTTTGCGGGTTGCCGCCCCAACTGTTCGGGTCGTAGTCGTAGCCGTTGCCGCGCGGTTGGGGCTGATAGCCGCCTTGCTGAGACTGGTTACTGTAGTTGCCGTTAGGGTTGGCCATGACGCGGGCGCAAGCGGTCTGTAGGCTAAGCCCACAGTGATCAACGTTAATGCGCTCATTGGTGCGCTGACTGCCGTCCTTAGCCGTGTAGAACTCGGTGGTTTTACGGCCAGCCACAACAACGCGGCTACCCTTTTGTAGGCTCTCGGCAATGTTTTCAGCCATCTTGCCGAATGCGACACAACTGTAGTAGCAGGTGCCCGTGTCCTGCCAGCTACCGTTACGCTGTTCACGGTAGCTAACCGCCACGGTGAAGAAACAGTACGGCTTGCCGCCGTTCTGGCTAAACTTTAATTCGGGATCACGGGTTAGGTTACCCTCGGTAATGATATAGTCCACCATTATTCCTTTTCTGTGCGTTTCCATAATCGTTCGATGCGAGTGTCGAACCAGCTCAACACCCACGCCATTAATAGTATCGTGAAGAAAACGGCGGTCAAGGAAGAAACAATTAATGAGACCAGCAACACAGTTAGCCAGAATGGGCCTAACCCAACCAGCAAAGCGGCCCCTTTACTAGCGCTAACAGCTAGGGCCGCGCTCATTTGTTCTTCACTTCTTCCAGCAGCATTAGCACCCACACTACAGCCCCCATGAACACGGCCAAGCCGAACCCGATAGGGATAAAAACTAGTGTGGCCGCGAACGTACCAGTCATATAAGACACGGCCCCAGCAAGCCAAATAGTCATAGCCTAATCACCGTTTCGTGAATCAAGTACAGCTAAAAGCAAAAAGAAACCATAAAAAGCAACCACGGCCAGGGCTATCAAAATACCCATAATCTAGCCGCCACTTCACTAATCGCTTAGGGCCACAAGCGCATAAATAACAGCAACGGTTACAAAAAGCCAAAAAGACGGCGTCATTTTGTTTCCTTTCGGTTCTTGTCGGCTTCGCGCTTCCTGCGACGCTCATATCGCCAATCGCTAACATTCTCGCACACTTGTTCGCAAATGTCACAAACAAAGGCAAGGGCGGCTATGGTAGCAAACCACACGAACGGGGCGCCCCAAATAATCGCGGACCAAGTAGCGAACGTGCTCATTTGGTTTCCTCACTTTCTTCTTCGATAATCTCGGCTTCTTCGTAGATAGCCCCGTCAACAACCGGGGTAGCGTCGGCTTCGGGCACATCGTTCGACTTAACCTTACCCGGCTTGCGTTTACGCTGCATGGGCTTAACCTCAGCCTCGCCAACGGCAATGCTTTCTTCCTCAACGCTGGACAGGCCCGCCAGCACTTCGGGCGCCCCACGCTTGCACGCTTCAGACAAGGCGCGCGCGTACAACATTTGTTGTGGGTTAGTTGCGTACTTCTTGTTAGACAAGTAGCCGGCTTTGCGGGCGCGCTCCATAGTCCATGTAGCAGAATTGACAATATCGGAGCCCTTACGACGGACACATACTGTGGCGCTTTCGTCGCTGGTTTCTTCAGCCCAGATATCATACCCGGCATTCTTCACCAACGCCGCCATAGTTTCCGCATACATGGCGGGCTTGCCTCGAACAACATACAAAGAGTTAGCGGCGGTGATCGGGTCCATACCCAAGGCCGCCCCTTTAACGATAGCCACTGCAAGGTCAGTCGGGGTAACTTTTTTACCCTCGCTCCAAGATACGGGCACAAACGCGGTAGCGATTAATTTATCTGCCACAGCCTTAGCCGCTAATAGGGAGTTGTCAAAAGCGTTAAGGCCACCCTGCACGGCCAGGGCGCGCGCCTCAAAGCTGTTGTTGTCAGAAACAACAAGACTCTGTTCACTCATTTGCTCAGTCCTTTCTTAACCCAAGAGTTAACATTCTTAACCTGGTTAGCTACAGCCTTAACGGCCAGGAACGCTTTCCAAGCTTCCTTAATTTCGGGGCCACGGTAGAGAGTGGCTTCATGCGGGGTTAGGTGAATAACCCCAATACGATCAACGGGGATCATTGGATGCAGCTTGCCGTCAGGGCCTTTGTAATAGTCGGCATTAGCGTATGCGGCACACTGCATAAAATACTCACCATGCACGCTATTTGAGGTCTTCAGATCGAACAACCAGACGTCACCCTCAAACTTAGCGATAAGGTCAGCGGTACCCGCATAGCCATGCATGGTTGAGGCAACGGGAACCTCAGTGGCGATAACCTCAAAAGACGGGTTATCGTCTAGCCACGTCAGGTAGGCGTCAAGGTAGGGCCTTAACTCGGGGGCTGGTTCGATTTCCTCCCAGTTAACCAACTGCTCGGCCAGCGAGTGCACAGCGGTTCCCTTACGGGCTTTACTGTCGCGGTAACGCCAGGGCGCGGACTTGAGGCGGATAATGAGGTCCCCGCGCGCGTCACCGCCGCGCACCTCCAAAGTACGGGCAATGTTTTCGGCCTCATCCACCGCCGCCTCAGCAACCATTTTAGCGGCCCAATACATCAAATACGGCTTAGGGAACCCAGCCCCAAGAAGCGTAGTCACGGACGGCATGTTTTCGCCGTCAAGCGTGTAACGGTGTTTAACTTCGTCAAACTCTAGCTTGTGCCCCATGTGTGTTCACTCCTTGTTCTGTGTACTATCGATAGGCGCTTCGTAGATACCTAACGCAACCTCTATAGATCGCATTAGTTCCTTTTTTAAGCCCATGATTTCATTTAGTAGTTTCTCGATACGCTTTTCCCGCTTGGTGCGCGGATCAATAGCTTGTGTGGCTTCCAGCTTAGCTAGCCACGCTTCGCGGTTAGTCAGGTGTAGGCGAGTTTCGATAATGTGTGCTAATTCGTCTGGCTTAGGTGTGCGTGGGTTCATGATTTTCTCCCTATATGGCGCTAGTTTACGTAGGGTTGTTGAGGTTCGGCCACCGTGTAACCCGAAAGGGGGTATGCCCTCCAAAAGCCCCATTTGTAAGCACTCGTTTTTCACGGGGCAACGCTTGCAAAGGCCGTTAATTACCTTGTCGGTGTTGACTCGTTCGGTGGAGTCTTCCGGGTAGAACAGGTCCAGGGGTAACCCTTTACATGTGGCTTTGTCTTGCCAGCCGCTACCGCCGATGCGGCTAAACCTGCGTTGCAGCTCGGCTAAGTGTACTTCTAGAGCTTCACTGGCTGTCATCATCGCTAGGCCCGTCCTTTTCAATCCTCATGGTGTAGGCGTCTCGGTCGTTGTTTCGGTCCATAATGACAATAGCTTTATAGCCAGCAGGGAACCACTTGCTTAAGTCTTCTTCCAAAACGTCTTTAATGCCGCTTTCCCAGAGTGCCGCCCGCAACATGTCGCTTCCGTCGGGGTCATCGGCCTTGGCTACAATCTGTGCGAGCCCGCCGCTATCGATAGTGGGCTGGGTAAGTCTGTTTTCTCTGGCCAACGCTAGTAGAGCCAAGACGCGGGCTGGTTCAGGGTATGAGTGGTTTTCGCCCTCGATAAGGCGAGCTTCAAACGCATGGACGTCGTGTTCAAGCTCGTATGCGTTCATGGCACTCACCAGAGACACGCAGACGTGACCGGTTTCAAGACGCACATATAGCGCGTACTCGTACTGAGTGTATTCTTCAAACCCGTATGTGTCGCTACCGGTCATATAGGCGTCAACAATGCGGTTGTTCGAGTCTCCAACCACTGAGGCTTGCGCCATGTAAAACTCGCTAAACCTATTGTAGGAACAACAGCTCGTGACCGTGGGGGTAATTACCAACATGTCGCCGTTGTCTAACCATAGGACCGCGTAGTTATCTAGGTGTTTTAAAGCGTGATTGGCGCTAGGGTTTGCTTTAAAGGTGTATTCGTCACCTTTAATAATGGCCGCTTTATTTACGTAACGTCCGGCCAATAGGGCACTCCAAGCCAGGGCGGATGCGTCACTGGATAGCAGCGCAGGTTTTTGCATAGCTTGCGCTATCTTGTCTTGTTCTGTGTCGGTTAGCATGTTTGCTCCTTTCGTGTGTCTTAATTTTATCGGGGTGGAGGGTAAGAATCAACCAACGCGCAAGTGTTACATATCACATTGCATGCGTGGGGGCTTTGATATAATTAGGGCATGAAAAACCTATATAACCGCCTGATTATCTGGCTCAATTCTCCCTGCCCTAACAAGGTAGCTAACACTGTGTTCTATGCTGTCGCCTTTGCGGTAATCGTGGCTTGTTTCCTGGCTTTAGTTGGAGTGTTGGCCGGTAAGGACACTGGCAAGACCCAACCAACCCCAACCCCAACCCCAACCGTTAGCGCGTCCGCGCCGACGCCCACACCCACGGCAAACACCCCTAGCGCTTCACCTAAGCCCACTGTAGCCGCCAGCGCCGCCCCAACCAGCATTCCTACCGGCGTGCCCAAGAGCGCCCGTAAGATTTGCTCAGAGTACGGCGAGAAACTGTACCCCGGCGGCTTCTGGCTGTTGAAGAACAAGGCACAGTCGCGCGAATGGCAAGACCCCCAAACCGGCATCATGTACATTGACTACCCCGTGCATGTTTACACGCAAGACGGGATCGAGAAGAAATACATGGACTGCCAGCTGCAACGCGGCGAAGACGGCTTTATGTATGTGACCAGCTTCCAGCTTTTATAAGCCAAGTTGCCGAGAAAAGGGTCTAGGTGGAGTTAAGCCTAGACCCTTTTTTCATCCACACGCCTTTGTGTGGGGGCGGCGGCGATTGGGGGAGGAGGTGAAACCCTTTTCGCCGTCGCGTTTATTGTATACACAAACAGTCATGGCCACAAAGGGCGATACCTGCCTCCTTTGTGGCCATGACCGTTTATTCGGGCA